CAATCGACGCCGGTCTAAACGACAACAGTTTTTCGATTGCAGGCGGAACACTGGACGAAGATTTTAATTTATGTGTAGACCTTGTAGGTGAGATTATTCCGCTACCGGGTTTCAAGATTAACCACTCGCTCGTTTACGACAACGTGATTGTTCCAATCATGAAAGCGCGAAACGTAAAGGTTCTTCTGGCCGACCGCTGGAACAGTCTGAAATTGCTGAGCGATGCTGAATTGGAAATGGGCGATCCAAACGAGGATATCCCGTCTTTTATTGCCAAACAGCACAGCTTGAAATACGTGGATATGGTCGGCGTTCGTACACGTATGGAACAGGGCAGCATTCGCCTACCGCGATCAGAAATCACAGTTTCGAAATTGTTGGATGCACTCGACTCGGATTACCGCGCATTCTACAAAGACAAACCCGTGGCGCACTTGTTCAAACAAATGTTCACGATTAAAGATCAGTTGAAAGGCGTAGGGAAAGGCGACGGATATACCGACGATAACTGGCGTGCAATGGCCCTGCTGCTTTGGGGATTAATGGAAGAGGAATATATGGGCATGCTTATGGCAGAACCTATGAACCTCACAATTGCGCGGCCTAATGCGTTGGGCGCTTCGAAACTCGGTAGTGGTGCTGGCGCTGCTGTTGGTACTGGTGGCGGTGGCGGTTTGACAATGCAAAACGGTGCGCCGTTGATGATTATGGGCGGGGGCCGTCGCTGATGGAAATAAGTATCGCACACCCTTACGGAAATGCACCGGAAAAACCCACACCTTCCAAAGCGATTATGGAACGTGCGGAACAGGAGCCGACAAGTTTCTTCACCCTCGACGGCGAACGAAATCCAATCGGCCTTATTCGTTACGACGAAGACAACCTGCTGGTGCATCGCGACTCGCACGGACGTATTGATTATATCTGTGTGGTCGCAACATTCCGTCAGTCAAACTTACGAAAAGTTTTTGTGCAGAAAAACGTTTGGCAATTAGACAACTGCAAACGCGGCTTTGCACGCAAGGTCATGCTGCATTTCTGTACCGGGGGCCGCATACTCGCGTCGGACGAAAGACAGCGAAAGAAAGGCGCGATCATGTGGCGTAAATTCCTCGCAGAAGATTGCGGCGACAAATACGCATACGTGCAGCACGCAAACGGTTTAAGCGGATTAACACCGCACACCAAATCCATGCTGATTGCATTTGCATACGCTGGAAACGCAGACAGCAAAATCTTTGTTGTTTCGGATCAACCTATAACCGACACAGTTCGGGCAAAATGGTGAACACTATGGAACGTATTACCCCGGAATTTGTTGAATCGAAAATCGTTGCTGAGCATTACTGGATCGTACCGGGCACGACTACCACGCTTTGCGCATTGGTGCCTGAAAATGGCGTCACGCAATTTGGTGAAAGCAGTACCGCACACGGTCGCACCTTCAACGAGGAAGATGGGCGGAAATATTCGCGCATCATGGCATTCAACAAAGTAATGGGCGCCTACGGAATTATCTTGAAAAACAAGATTTTTGAGGAATCCGCAAATGCCAACGAAACAAGACCTGACTAAGTACGAATGGTTTCAATACGACGAAGGTGCGGCAGAGCGGGTTTTCGACCAGCCGCGCCACAACGAAGAATACGAACTGGAATTGCACCCCGGCAACGTTTACGGTGTGAAAAAAGTTGGTCGTGCGTATTTCGTCGTACATAAACACAGTCCTGATATTCAATTCCGTTTGAACGATGCCGAAATCACAATGATTAAGGATAAGTCGGCGGGATGGTCAGGAAAGATTCGTAGACAAACTGTAAATGCAGGGGTAGGCGGAAAAGATTTACCCGCTGAAAGCCTCCCTAAAGGTTGGTTCCAGATTGATTTGGACAGTAGTAATCTGCGTACTGCAATCTACAATCCAAAGGAAAAAACTCTTTACATCACTTTTCACAATGGCGCCTCGTGGGCTTACGAAAAAGTCACGAAGAAAGAATTCGATGAAATGGAAGCAGCCGAAAGCCGTGGCCGCTATTTCATCTACCGAATTCGCGATGTGAAACCTCAATATAAGTTGGGCGATAACTTCGACCGACCTCCTTACGATACAACCCCACTCTCCCCGACTGCACAGCCAAAAGGCAAAGCGGCACCTGCTGCCAAGCCACCGAAAGAAACCGTTACAACGGGTGACGTAATCACGCGTGTTAGCGGAGGTAAAGCACCGCCAGTAAAAAAGCCTAAACCGTCCACTTTTAAAATGCCCGCAGACATGATGGTAAATGGTCGCGCTAAAGTGATTATTACTCACGAGGCGTATCCGGGTAAATCGACAACTAAAACGTGGTCGGGCGTTGGCTTCGAATGGCTGGGGGCTAAAAATCCTGAGTTGGGCCGCATTCTTGGCGAGCTTTATACGAAAGGAACGTCACAGGTTAATGACGGTAAAGGGTTGGCTACAATTACCTTGGACGGTAACATTTTAATCCCCAAGCAATAGACCATAGTAGGAAAAGGAAATGCCGATACTTGCCAACGCGCTTATTGAAAGAATTGACGTAGATCGTGACCGTTATTTAGGTCTGATTAATCGCTGTAAATATGCCATCCTCATGAAAGAAGGTGACGATACTTACCGCGCATACGAAACAAAAGACCCAAGCGTTCCGGGCCTTGAGGATTGCCGACTGCTGATTGTCACATTGAACGACAGGGATATTATTTATTCGTGTTATTTCAAAGTTGTCGAGCATCCGTTTTTCGGTAGTCGCGTTGTGCAAGTTGAAGTTCGATCAGATGAACCGGGAACAGCGCGGTTTGTGATGCAGAGATTTTTCCTCAAGCATTACGGCGCGTTGCGTACCGACATTTCCCACACCCCAGCCGGGCGTAAAATGTGGGAAAGATTTATCGAAACAAATCAGTGCAATTTTTATATCGCTGATTTGCCGATTGACGCCAACACCGAACTGGGCAGGCGTAATCAAGATGCAAATAACGTAGAGCAGTTTTATCACCTACGACGATTAACCACCGACGATGTTATCTGGCACGATAATCGACGCGGCAACGTGAGCGTAATCTACGCCACCAATGCGAGCATTTTATGAGACTGAGAAAAAAGACCAGTTATTCCGCAGTATCGCCGTCGAGTCCCGGTCGCGCACCTGTTGAAATGGGCGCAGCCGCGAACCATTACGGTACTCGCCAAGACATGAACGAATATATGGCAACAGCAGCCGGTAGCGGCAACGCTTCCCTTTCCCAAATGCCGATTGAAATCGACATTGATCCGCTGCTAAAAGATATCGTGTTTTCCGAAGACCTTGAACAGAAAAAACTGGTCATGCGTTTGTATTCGGACATGTATTACAACGACAGCATTTCCGGCTCCATTGTCGATATCAAATCTACACTGATGTTTTCCGAGTTTACCATCGGCGGTATTCTCGACCGGAAAGTGTCCGACGACTTCCAAGAAAACTTGGATCGTTTGGATATCAGAACTTTGATGCCAGACGTTGCGGTTGACTACAACGTTAAAGGCGGTTTCGTTGGCTCGCTGCTGTATAACGGCACGTCGCAAGTGTTCTCGCGAATCATGCCGCACGCCTACGAAAACACAAAGATCGACCAGCTTCCTTTTCACGGAACTGACCCACTAATTACCGTGGCATTTCCTGAATATATTCGTTCCACAATGGCGTCCGATTCTCCGCGTGTAAAAGCGCTGCGTGAATTCCTCGGTGCCGACGTGATGAAACAGCTTTCCAACGAAGCGCTAGAACTTGATCCGAAATCTACGGTTTATGTTCCGCGCCGTTCCGGTTCCACCAGCACTGGCACATCTTATTTGCGCCGGGTTTTGCCGTGGTATTTGCTGGAGAAAAACCTTTTCCGTGGAACGTTGGTTCGCTCTGCAATGCGTCAAAAAGGTATTTTGCACGTAACACTTGACGGTGCCGGTGAATGGGAACCGACGCTCGCGGATATGCAAGCGGTTATGGATATGTTCATGAACGCGGACGCTGACCCAATCGGCGCTGTTGTTGCTACGCGTGGCGGTATTTCCACTGAGGAAATTCGTGACCCGCAAGGCGGCTGGACAATCTTCGATAACAAAGACGCAATCGACAGCATCAAAATGAAAGCACTCGGTATTTCCGATGCGTTTCTTTCTGGTGACGCGACATATACAAACGGTGATACATCGACTTCTTTCTTCATTGACGGTGTGCGATCCGAACGTGATTATCTGACGCGGAAAGTTTTGTATAACAAGATTTTCCCGATGATTTCCGCAATGAAAGGTTACACGCTGAATAAACAGGGTAAGCTGATTATCAAAGGCAACAGCCTCGATAAAATGGATATCCTCGGTTCGTATGAGCGCCTGAATGACGGTTCTCGTTTGTTGATTCCTTCGGTTCATTGGGAAAAGACTTTGAAACCGGAAGGCGATCAGCAATACATGGATATGTTGCAAGCGCTTACCGATAAAGGCGTGCCAGTTCCAATGCGTGTTATGGCTGCTGCTGGCGGGTTTAACCTCGACCGTTTGCTGGCTGCACAGGATTCCGATTTGCATATTCAGGAATCGGTTTACGAATACCAGAAGCGCGTAAAAGAACTGAAAAAGAAATACGGTATTGTTGATCCAAACGATATGGGCGGCGGTGGCGGCGAAGGTGGTTTCGCTACCAACTATGACAAACAAATCATGTCTTTGGCGCGCAATAATCCCGGCCTTTACGAAGCATTCCGTGCTGAAGCTCAGGGCATTTATAACCGCAACCTCGACAGAACACAGTCCGACGTATTGGCCCGTAATAACGGTCAAATGGTTGGTTTGGCAAATCGTGACTTCGGTGAAATGTCTGAAGTGGCTGGTCATACCTCGACTGGCGAGCGCCGTTATTTGACCAATCAGAAATTGGCGAATGAACGCGCTAATAGAAAGATTGTAAAACAATTGCGCCTTATGCAAGACAAAGGCACCGGCCACAACGTAACAAAGACGGTAACGCCTTACTAATTTATATTTGTGAGCCGCGTTCGTTTATGGAACGTCTTTATTTATGGCAATCCATCGCCGGAAAAACTGTAAATAAAACGTGTATCACAGGCTAGGCAATGTAATGTCGAATACAGCCAGCACAATACGCAACCCCTGAATGGAATAGGCGCTACCGGATTTGGAAACCCCACTACTTGCGGCATCGGGATAACCTACCAATACAGCCGAAAACATTTACGTTCGCAATAGTGAAAAAGAAAAGACATTCAATGCCTAGCTTTCCCTTTGTTCGCAAAGGTACAACCGCGCCCTGTGAGCAATTGCACGGCGCGGTTTTTTTGTTTCTGGAGACTGAAAAATGTGGGAATTGATGGATAAAGAAGCGCAATTGAATTACATGGTTAATCGCACCGGCATTCCCGGCACAAAGATTAATCACGAAATGATTGCCGAAGCTGAATACATGATGAACCGTCCGCAGCGGGATAAATACACGGATTATTGTTCGTCGTATGTAGCGGATGTTGCGTACCGTGAAGTCGATCCTGAACACGAAAGCGCTGCCAACGTTTTCTATTTCCATATGATGCGAATTCCTTTGGAAGTAAGAGCGAAAATGATTTGGCACACAATGAGCGGAGTGCAACCCTAAATGGCAACCGGGCCGCTGAATCCTACAAAGCATTTGCAACGTCAGGGACTGGATCACAAAATCATTTATGCGGGAATTGTTGTCGATGATAACGATCCTCGGAAAGCCTGTCGTGTGCGCGTTCGCGTAACTGGTATTCATCCCGACACAATCCCCGACAATCATTTGCCGTGGGCGTTGCCGATGAATCAGGATTACGCTGATGACGCGGAAAAACAAACCAGTTCTGGCACCGTTGATATTCCGCATAAAGGCGCGAAAGTCGGCGTGCGTTATCCGAATGGCGATCCGCATAAACCGCAGCTTGCGCCGTATCCCGGTGACAAGAAAACAATCCTGAAAGAAGCGGAAAAGAATTACCCGCACAGGAAAGCGACAGTGTTGCCAAACGGCTGCAAACTGATTATCGACAAATCAACAAATGAAGTATTCGTGTTAAATCCGGGTGATACGCACTTTGTATTCCTTGGCGATTACACACAAACCATTGTCGGCAAAGCAACGCAGATTGTAGGCAGTGGCGTTGGTGACGTTCCCGAATATTTGGCGAACGCATCAAACTTAAAAATTGCAGCGATTCAAGCGAAGAGTGCGGGCGGTGTGGGCTTCGAAGGCAGCGGTGGCGCCGGGAGTTCTTACACACACGTAAAAGGCGATTACACATTAATCGTTGACGGCAAACGCACCGTAGAAATTAAAGGCAATGACGCATTAAAGGTTGGGGGCAACCGCGATGAAAAAGTGAGCGGACAACATACAATTGATTCGTCCCGCTCGGACACGAACTGAGGATTTATAAATGCCTACACCATTGGCGTCACGCCTGCAACGAACAGGCGATACATATTTAGTGGAAGACGTAGATATCCACGGTGGATATCGAAGCGTTGCCGATATTGCAGAACGCAACGCAATTCCTTTGAGCGCACGGCGGGTAGGCATGACCGTTTACTGCATTGCAGATAAAACGGAATATCAATTAATCACGAGTGTTTCAAATAGCTCGTGGACAATTCGCCCTTTGTTTTCGGGCAAGCTGCATGGCGTACAAACAATTGTTGTCGTCGGGCCGCTGCAACAAATGAATGCCTACGAATTTGAAGCATACGCAGCACAGCAAATTGTGTTGTGGTTCAACCTGCTGCCTGCATTAAACCGGGTGATGAATACGCCAGTCGCGTACTTTAAAATCCTGTGTGCAGTGGGTGCGCCGGGTGTAACTGTCGGGAAAACATTACCGGCAAATACCACTTATTACGGCGATGCAACATTCCTTTATGACGCCGCTGCATCGAGTTCCGCAGTTATATTGAATGCGACAATGTTGGTCGGTATTTCTAAATCACTAATTCCATTGGGTGACGCTGTAATTACCGCAATGGACGAATACGCCGTGCGTAAGGCGGGTGAATAATGGCTAGTCCTGAATGCGTTCGCACATTCCTTTCCGGGGAGCTTTTGGTTGGTAATCGTCGTTCTGATCCGCATGGTATTCGCTGGATTAAAGCGCCGTTGCCTCCGCATCACAAGCAGAATATGCCACGGGCAATCGGACGTTACCTGTCTGATGAACCTTCGACGTATTTGAAATAACCCACTCTTTTGTGGGTTTTTGTGTTTCTCCGCTAATTTAAAGGTATGATTCATGACAAAGTTATTCAACCCCGAGGTGCTGGGTTCGGGTATTAAACTCCCTAAAGCCCCTACGCTGCCGAACCACGCAGTCCGCAAAGTCGATTTGGAAGGATTCGTTCAAGCGCAAAGGATCACAATAACCAATGTGCTTTCTGTAACGATTCCGAAGCTGGCCGACGATTTCTTTATTCAATGCTACGACGAACATAAACGATCATTTACCCCGGATAGCATCGAAGAAACTGACGACGATATCGAAGTGAAATTCTTCGTTAATCAGACCGGTGTTATTCGTGTGCTGTTTATTGGAGGCAGCAGTGGCAACTAACATTTCCCAACGGTTTTCTAAAACCGGTGACTTTTATCTTTTGGTGGATACCGATTTACGTGGCGGTTTCCGTATCGTTAACAGCATTGCAGAGCGGGACGCAATCCCGATTCAAGCACGTAAACAAGGCATGATTGTTCGGGTTATTGAATCCGGCGAAATCACCAACTGGGAATTGGGTTATGGTCTGCCAATTACCAACGCCGGATGGATCGAAAGTTCCCTCGGTGGTAAAGGCGATTACATTCCCACAACTGGCGGGCCGTTGACCGGCGAACTGAATATTAGTGAACTCGGTTTTATCAACTTCAGCGATGCAATTTCCGCGCAGGTATTTGACGGCAATTTGCAGTTCACAAAAACCATTGTACAAGACCCGGACGATCCCGAACCGATGGGCATGATGACCTTCAACGATGGTACAGAAAACACCGTTGAAATTAATCCGCAAATTGGTCAAATCGTTTGCAAAACTGAGGTGGCGATCGCATCCGACCGTTCGTTGAAAACCAACATCAAACGAATCGAAAACAGTTTGGCAATTACCCGTCGTATGTACGGCTACATGTACGAATTGATTTCGCAACCGGGCGTGATGCACACCGGCCTGATTGCACAAGAAGTTAAACAGGCAATTCCAGCCGCGACCGTGCGTATGTCGAATGGCAAACTCGCAGTCGTTTATGGCAACCTGATGGGCCTTGCATTCGAAAACATTCACGACTTGGAAGACATGTGCTTGTCCATGCTGAAACGTCTGGATGCAATCGAAAAACATTTGGGTATTAATCAACCCGAAGAAGCCGCGTAATGGGCTGCACTTACGACCAATCAAATGTCTTTAGCGTGGTGCCCACAAAAGATCAAAACACGGGCAAGCTTCCATCGACTCCACGCACCGAAATTTTACGCCTTGGGCATTCGGATTGTCAGACCAGTTATACATCGCTGGCCCAACAAATCAGTCAGGATATTTTGCAAGCATTTGAACGTGAGAAAACAGGCTTTCCAATGCCGACGTTTATTGTGCTTGCGCATAAGTGGGAATGGCTACATCCAGACCTTGCACTATCGCAATACATTGAAAAGTATGTGGAAATTCGCGACATTTCATTGGGCTATCCGCTGTCGAGTAATTACTACCTGTACCTTACCGACCCGGCAGCGTTTGGTTTCCCGATTGGCGTCACTGATTCGGACGTACTGAATAGCCCGCTCAGAAATGCTGTGCGAATTACCTACATCGACAAACAGGAATTTGAATAAATGGCAACGTACCGTTATATCAACGAGGCAGATTTACTTTACGAAGACGTAAACGACGAATACGATATGCAGCTTGTAATGGGCGATCAATTCGACATGTACCGGCACGGCCAGTTCTACGTTGTGCATCATGAAGACGATCCGAATATCGCATTTAAACTCACGCTGAAACAGGGCAAAGCTCTGGAAGGAATGAGTGAAGAATTGCTGACTGTGCGACCGGACGTAAACAATCCGCCGTACCTGCTTTTCGAACCGAAATTCGAAAACGTTAAACCGATGTACGACTACTACAACAAGCTGTATTTCAACGGCGCTTGCCCGGTCGTGAAATTCAAGAAATCCGCCAACAGTAAAATTTGGGGGATGGCACAGCTTGAGTGGCTGAATAACAAACCGGTTTATACGTTCCACATTAACGAATCGACCATGATTGACCGGGTGCTGTTTACTAACACCATCCTGCACGAAATGATTCACCTGTTCCAATACGCGAAAGGCAACAAGCTGCGCGGCCTCGATCCTGAAGCAGCAATGGCGGCGATGCACGATAACCACGGCCCGCAATTCCAAGCGGAAATGCACCGGATTAACTCGTTTGGTTTCGGCATCATCATGGCCGGTACGCACGAAGAAATCGCACGTGAATCCACCGAAGATTTTTATGCAATCGTAGCAATTGGTTTGCATCAAAATAAATACAACGGTTGGCTGTCGTGGTACACGCATAAAGTCCTCGACCAAAGCGATTTGGAAAACGTGGCAGCGCAATTGCGTGAATCCACTCCGCACTTGGAATATCAGGTTAAGTTGTACAAGACGAAAAACCGAATCGTCACGTATGGCACCAACATGAAATCCACCAAAACCGTTACACCGGGATCGTTGAAGAAACTCAATCAGGGTACGCCTGATATGAAAGATTCGACAGAACTCGGCGTGCTGTATTTGAAGCCGGTTATTGCCGTGGAATTGCCCGATTACAAAGAAGCGCCTGAGAAATACTCGCAGCCTTTGGATCGTTTTTACAAGACCATGAAAAGCTACACTGACGATCACATAACGCTGAAAGCCAAGTGGGTTAAATTCCCGCTGCGTGCCCACAACAGCCAGACGGAAAAGAAAATCAGTGCATTGGTTGGCCGCATGAAACGCGACAGTATTAACGATGCGGATATCGTGGATATTGTCACCGACATTCGCATGTCTTACGCCGACCGTTTCAAGTTCGAACAATACGAAGACGCCATGCGTACATTCTTGAACCTGTACGATAAATCAGGCGTCACCGTGCCCTATTACAAAATCATGAAGCTGGACTAAATGGCAACTAAAGCGAAGGCATTAACAAGACGTGAAATCACGGAAAAACTTCACGAAGCTGTGATGTATTATTACGTGAAGAAAACGTACAGCGTTCACAGGGAAGTGGGCGTCGAGCGCTGGGGTAAGGCTCGTATTGACATGATGGCGCTGAGCCTGTCTTCGCAGATAATTGGTATCGAAGTTAAAAGCTGTTTGGCTGATTTCCGCGCCGATTCTAAATGGCGTAAATATCTGAGTCATTCGAACAAGTTTTATTTCATGTTCGCACCTTCCATCCTGAAGTCCCGCAAGTACGATGAAATCAAAGCGGAATTAAAGGAGGAAGGCGTGGGCATTCTGACACTGACAACCACGGGCCGGGTGCGCTGTGCGTTACGTGCGAAATCGCGTGAAGTGTCGGATACCAAAAAGTTTGACCTGTATAAGAAACTCGCTTGGCGTGGTGGTGACTCCAAGCGCAATATCAAAAAGACAAAGCGGGTATATTTGGAATGACGGGGAAATTCATTGTTCTTGAAAGTATCGAATGCGCCGGGAAGGGCACCGCTACAGATTACATGAAAGAGCATTTCACTCTAGCAAATGCAAAGGTGAAATACACACGGGAAATCGGCGGTACGCCTTTCGCTGAGCGCATTCGCGAAATGATGCTGTCGTTAGACCCTGAATATGATTTGCCGCCAGCGTCGGATTTAATGATCGCGTATGGCGCACGAATTCAACACACAAAAAGCATGATTGTTCCGGCACTGGAAAGCGGCTACCACGTTTTCAGTGAACGCTACTACGCATCGACCTTGGCTTATCAAAGTCAGTACACGCCAGAAACTCAAGCGGTACACGATTTGATGATGCCGTATCTGCGCAAACCGAATATCACTCTGCTGTTGGATATCACGACAGAGACGATGATGAAACGGATGTACGGAATTCGAAAAGCTTCTGGTATTGCACTCGACAAATTCGAAGTGAAATCTCAGGACTTTTTCGAAGGTGTGCGGAATGCCTACCACAAACAAATTGACGATTCATGGGTAATCATTGACGCGGAGCGCAGCATTCCCGAAGTCAAAGAACAACTGTGTGCCGTCCTCAATAAATTTCTTGGGATTCCGTAATGAAAATCCAGATAGCCATTGCGAGCGCAGCACCGAAAAAGTTTGTACCGGCTGGCACGATTGTACGCCTGACAAAGAACCGCCCAACATGGCGTGACCTTGGCCCGCGCCTGCTGAAAATTCCGATGCTGCAACGCGGTCATTTCGTTAGTGATTTGCCGGAAAACGATGATGGAATTATCGCCTACGCGCAGACCAATGCAATGACGCTGTTCTATGGCTATCGCATTCGTCTTGATGGCGAAAAAGATTTCATCGACAACCTGTTGATGTGCGTAGACGATAAAGGCCGCGTGGTAGAAGACGAAAAATATCGCCTGAATCATACGGCCTATTACGTCGGTGTGAAACTGCCAGACGCAGACATTAAATCACGGAAATATGCGAACAACTTTGAACGCATGGATTACGTGTTACGGAATTTGGGGTGAGTATGGAAATCAGTATTGCAGCCGCACCGGGGAGCGCTGACGCTCTGTTGAAACTTCTGATCGCAATGTATCGCGCAGAGGATTTTAACTACGGTGAAAACTTCCTGAAGAAATTGCGTGCGTGGGAACCCGTCGCGCAACCGATGCTGGAACAGTTCGGCATTAAACGCGCATTCGCCCGTCCTATCGCCCTGCTGTTGGAAGGCGAAGACGTAAGCGATAACAAATACAATCACCTTGTCAAAGCGGCATTCGACAAGCTGAAAGAAAAGAAGAAAACATTCGAAAAAGATACCACGCTGAATAAAGTTCAACTCGGTATGTTCAACGATATTCGTCTGGCCTACAACGGATCGGAAAGCGCGGGCAAACGCCTGATGCAACACGCCGGTTACTTCAAAGACTCGCATATCTCGCAATTGTTTTTGCACGAAGGCGACGAAGTTGTAAGCGAAGTGCAGCAAGCGCTTTATGATCGACTGGGTGAACACGTTAAAACGCACGGCAAAGTAAAAGGCCACGTAATGCCTGACACTACGCTGACTGCGTGGCGTGACAAAGCAAAAGAAATCGGTTCGAATTTGCCGCAGCATCAAGAATATCTGGATATGCGCCGCCAACGGAAAGCCATTTACGACAAGGCAATTGCCAACATCGTTCGGGCGTCCGGCGAACACATTCTCGACGTGCAAGAAATCAAGCGTCAACTCGGTGATATTCAAAACGATATTCCAGATTGGTTTGTCGGCAAAATGGATGACAAAGGGAACTTCTACACTGAAGCCGGTTTGCAGTTGCTGAATAAGCCGCTCGGTGAAGGCATGATGAACCCGAAATATAATCCTGCCGATGACAATTCCTACGTGTGTAAATACAAAGCACCGTTCGCGCAGAACTTCACCAGTGTGCAGACGATTGCCAACCGCACAGAAGGCCGCGTAGAAAGTTTTAGCATCATTCAAAACATGCTGCCGGACATTCAGAAATATGTGAAGAAATGGCTTCCTGATTTGGCGAAGGGGCCGGGTAGTTTGAAGGGCGCAGCCGCTGCTGTTTGCGAAGTGATTTATCAGACTTCCGCACGTATCGGTTCCACTCGGGCAAACACCGCTGGCGAAACCACTTACGGCATTTCTACACTGCTGCGCAAACACCTGAATTTCAATGAACAACGCGTCATTATGAAATACATCGGGAAGAAAGGCGGCGCACAAAAGCACGTGATTAAATTCGAAGACCAGCGGACGATGATGCTGCACTCTGCACTGGACGAATTCATTTACGAGAAAAAGCCAGCGGAATACGTGTTTACTTTCCGTGGTAAGCCATTGAGCAACAGCAATATCAACGGCTACCTGCGTGAACTCGGTTTCCCTGAAGGTTTCACCATTCACAAATTCCGCAAATTGCGCGGTACTGGAATGGCTAAGCTGCTGATGGACAAATGCCCTCACGGCCCGCGTGCAAAAGACGCAGTTGTTAACAAATGGATTGAAGACCAGTGCTTGAAAATCGGTAAAGAATTGGGCCACATGTC